TGGTACGTCAAGGACTTCACTATAAGCACGGGTGCCGCTAGGAATGTACAGCTCATCCAACGTACGAGCGTAGAGCCAGCGCACGAACATGCGCCAATAACCGTCCCCCACCCACAGCCATGGACTCTGACGAAGTGGTAGGTAGCGCAACAGGTTTAAACGTTTATTCGGCGTTGGTATCCAATCGTAGTTCATAAAGCGATGTTGCGTTTAGCTTTCAATGCCTTTTTGGTGACGTGCTTGCAACTATCCCACCCTTCGCGGCAGCACTCAGGGATTTGGATGTAGATGGGGCGTGGTTCGTCCATGCCTAGTATTCGCTACTGAGCTTGTTCATGGCTTCTATGAAGGTGCTCTCTTTGAACATCTTAGCCTTCGCGCCCTGGTCGATGCGGATAATGTTCTCTCCCATAATTTTATACTTGCGGAGCTTCCAACCATCGCCCTCTATGAGACCTGCCGAAATGTCTGAGGCCATAGCTTGATTATACAGCGACGTTGGTTCGCTGCCGGGGTGCGGTGGGGATAGCGGGGTCAAGCGGTCGGCCGTGCAAGGCGGTGAGAGCGTAACGAACAGCGTCCATGGCGTGCGACCAGATATGTACGGGAACGCCCTTAGGGTTGCCGTCCTTGTCCTCATCCCAGGCGTAGTTCTCGTAGCTCTCCCATACGTTGGTAGAGCGGCGTGTAACGAATATCTTCTTCTGCGAGACAAGCTGGATGCCCTGGCGCACGCTGTCCTTGCCCTTCTCAATGGGCCGCACTGAAATGCCGTAGCGGTTCTGCTCTGCGATGCTGCGCGGGTCGGCACTGTCAGCGTAGACCGTCGCGCGGCCCAGCTTCTTAATCTCTCCTGCGAGGTACTCGTTGGTCAGCTCTGTCCCGTACGCAAGCTCATCGAGGATGTAGCTGCCGTTCCAGTAGTAGACCGCGACCAGTGCAGACGGGTCGGGATACCAGCCGAAGTCCTCGCCTATCGCTACCAGCCTCGCTTCAGGCGGCACCGCGTCCATGAGCTGCCAGCCTGAGTAGATGCGGCCTCTAACCGTCTCAGGAGCTAACCCCTCAATCATCTGCCAGTAATAGGCAGGGTTGGTGCTCTTGTAGTTTTCGTAGCGCTTAACGGTGAGCCTATCGAGGTTGGGCAAGTTCTCGCGGTAGGTGCCGCCGATGTAGATAGCTTCAATCGCCTCGGGCTTCAGTGCGGGGACAAAGAAGCCGGGTGCCTCGGGATGTGCGGTGAGGTTGAAGAAGCGTCGCAGTATCCAATGGTTCTTGGGCGGCGTGTTGAGCGTAAAGACGATGCGGATGCGGCCCTGCACCGTACGCAAGCTGTCGTCCAGGGTTCTGAACTCGTCCTCGCCAATCTCCTCCGCTTCCTCCACCCAAATGAAGTTGTAGCCTGCAAGGGATTTGAGGCGTGCAGTAAGTGAGCCGCTGGATGCTCTGAAGCCGTGAGCACGCAAGCTGTTCTTGCCGCGCTCCAAGAACATATCGTTATCAGTGATGTGAAACTGCTCGGCAATCTCCTGCTCTACCAGCCGGTCGTTTATCTCCGACCAGCATGAAGCGCGTATGTCCTCTCTCGTGGCGCGCATGATGGCACCACGGGTGTACTCTTTGCTGAGGAGCTGGGAGACGGCATAGCGGGAGGCCGTGCCAGAACGTCCATTACCACGGCCACCCATAATGAAAGCGTAGCGCCAGTCAGTGCGCTCCCAGAGCGGGGCATGGCTCTCGTGAATTTCAAAGTTAACGCGCATAGGCTACTTGCGTAGCTTGATTTCTACTCCTTCGACTTGAATGGGGCCGCCGTCCTTGCCCGACAATTCAACCATGTCAGGCACGGCTTTCTGATACGCCTTGAGTACGGTGCCGCTATCACCTTCCATAGCGTTGAGGAGGAAGCGGTCTTTGATGGAGAACCTGCCGCTCGCAATCTTGGCTTCAAGTTCTTCCTGGCTCTGCTCGTCAAAGAATATCTGGTGGGCGTTGAGCGCGTTTGCCATCTCTTCATACGCTGATGGTCTGCCACCACCTTTGTTGCCGATTGCGTTCTTATTTCCTTTGGGTGCGCCGCGCATTTGAGTTTAGACTTAAGTCGTCCTTATTCTACCACATGTTTAGAAGCCTCAAGGCCCGCTGTGCGGTGTGGCCGTAGAGCGTGAGGACGTGCCTATCGAACAGGTAGACGTACAGCTTGCGGGGATACGGGTCGCGTATGAAAAAGTCAGTGGTGTAGGAAATCATACGCTTTCAGGAATGCAGGTGCTCACACACTTCCCGTTGTTGCGCCACGATTTGAAATACCCGTAGGCGCAGTCGTAGCAGCGGGGCTTCTTTGTCCTGATGTTCTTGAAGGTCTCAGTGCCGCAAATATAGCAGTCAAGGAGGTAGAGGGCTTTTCGTTGTCTCATGATTTATCAGCGGCGAGCCGTTCGGGAAACTCTACGCCTGCGCCTGCGATGGCCCACTCTGCTTCCTCTAGGGACAGGCTGTGCTTTCGACTGAGGAAGCTGAGCACCTGGCCGCGCGTGGCGTGCTTGCGTATCAGCAGGGATAGCTCTGCGATTAGGTAGGTAGAGGTAGTCATCGGGGATGGAGCCTAGGATGGTGAGGTTCATTTGAGCAACGTGATGACGATTGCCAACATTGAAATAACAACGGTTAGAAAGTTGACGGGTGTCATTGTGATGACAGGCAATGGCTAGAGCGATAAGCACTTCGGACAAAACCGGCTGGTAAATCCCCAGGGCATCGCCTTCCCGTAGTCGAGGCACTTGGGACGCTTTAAGTATACGCGGTTGGTTATTCGGGCGGCGGTCGCTATCCCCATCTGACGAAGTTTGTATCCGATGCCGGGTCTGGGGTTCATTGGTGTTTGTTGCGAAGATAGGCGAGGATTTCGTTTATCTTACCGCGGTTCTCGAAGGCAATACGAACGATGTTGTCCCGGTCTATTGCTTCGTTATCCAACAGCTCCGGTACAGCAGGCTCCACTTTCAACATCTCTTCTAGAACGTGCGGGTCAAGAGGTTTTGGATAGGCGGCAGCCAACCGTAACTGTCTTAGCGTGATATCCGCGCTACATCCTAAGCAGCTAATCCGTCCATCTGTATCAAGTCGATGCCCTTTGGAAGCGGAGTGGTCGCACTCTCCCTTCCCCTCTGGGCGGTGGCACGGGCAGTTGCCACTGGCGCAATGAGTTTTTTCGTAGTCGCTCTTGTGATGTTTGCAGATACACTTCTCGCAACACTCCCTCTCCTTGGTGGGGAGCGTTAGGACTTTCGGACAGTTCCAGTAATGCTCGTTTGTTACGGTCGCCTTGTAGCCACACTGCTTACACGTTGTTTGACTGTCCTCCACCACCTCGCCAGTCAAGGTTACGTACTTAGGTAGGTAGCCCTCAAACGCCTGGCGTAGCTCTTCTATATTCACTCGTACTTTGATTGGTTGGGTCATACGCTTGTTAGTGATTAGGATAAATCTTTCATCACGCGCTCGAAGTGGTTGGCGAAGTCTTCTGCGCCATTGATAATTTTCAGCTCTCTTAGAAGGGCGCGGATGTTCCGGTCGTACTCTATCTGCGACCATTCTTTGGTGGTCTTTCCACGGAAAGCGCTATCGCAGTATCGCTCATAGAGCGCGTCGGCCGTGCCTGGTCCGTAGCGCTTATCAAGGCCGCGTGCGTAGCCATGGCCTGCGTTCGGGGAGAAGGTTGGGTTGTTGCAGCCTTTGAGCTGGCCATTCACGTTCACTGGGTCAAAAAGCAAGTCAAACCCTGATGGCCCGGCCGCCATGAAGTGTCCTGCGTCGAAGTCTTGCCAGTCCCGAGCGTACTTGCCGCATTGGTCGATACACTCGCCCTTGTATTTGATGAAATCCTCGCGCCTGCGCTTCTCAGATAGCAAGCGCCAATAGATGCCCTTGAGACCGTTGTAGCGGGGCTTGGAGGGGCGCTCTAAGCCGTACTGTCGCCAGAGGTCGGCCTTACTGATTTTCTTCTTGGCCGACCTCTTGAGCCGCACAGTGCCGCGCTTCAGTGCAGTACGCTTGAGACCTACCTTCCGAGGCTTGAAGCCCTTGCCGACATTGAGGGTGCTGTTGAAGGCGCGGGTCATATCTCCTTGTGGTAAGGACAGTCGCTTTTGTGCTGGCCGACGACATAGAGCCAAGCACAGAGGTTTGCTTGCTCAACGCGCTCTAGCTCTTGCGCGAGCTTCGGATTGAAGTTGATAGTGTGGGCCATCCCTTAAGTTTATCACCCAAAGAAAAAGTCCCGTGTGGTTATACACAACGGGACTGAAGGTGGGGATAGCGGCAGAGAACCAGCAGCGGATTGATATTTATCGCGGGACCATTGTTGCTTTTGTTTTCGTGGCCGCTCCTAAGCGTACCACGCTAATTCGGCTCTATCGGTTCGTCGCACTCGTAGCGGGTATGGATGTCGGGCCGGAAGCCGGACATGCGCCGCTCGTGGCATTGCGTGCAGGTGTAGCAGAGGAAGATGTTGTGGCCGTCGTACTGGGCGGTGCGGGGCAGGCCTGAGCCGCAGGGACACGTTCGCATGTGCAGTCCTCCTGGTGGGGTCTGCCACTCATTGTACCGCGTAAAGAAAGAGCCCCCGCCAACGCGGCGGGAGCTGAGCACGGGTGGGGCGCTTTTGGCTAGGTGCTGTACCTCGGATTTCCCTTCCCGAAGTCTCGACACCGGCAGGGTTGGGAATACGCATCTCTGACCATGCGCTCCTTCGGTCTGCGCTTAACCAGCTCGCTAGGCCCGCGCTTTTAGTGGACGGTGCAAACGCCGTCGATAACTTGATGAAGGGTCCTGGTGAGGGACGGCTTCTCCAAGGTCTTGCCGGTCAACACGAACGTCCCACAGTTGAAGAGGCGGTACGCGGTCTTCTCGCCCCAGTCGTGGTTCGGGGTTTCCCACTCGCGCACCATGTCGGCAATCGCCTGCACGCCGATCACCTCGTTGCGGTACATCTGCATGACCGCCGCATCGGCCTGGCTGTCGGTGAGCGGGGTCGCCTGGTAGGTCAGCATCTTGCGGTGCTGCATCTCGCGCTGGTCTGCGAGCGGCTCGATGAGGCCGCTGACGAGACCGGGCAGTCGTTCCTTCATTCGGGCCGTGTGCTTGACCGCGATGATGTGGTCCGAAATGAAGGCAGTATTATCGCACACAAAAGTTTTACTCCCGAAGGCCACCCCTGCGGAAAAACGCTTGGTATGCGAGTTGCGCAGGCCGCAGATGTCGGTGTAGTTGCCGTAGGTGCTTTTGAGCGACAGAACGCCGAAGAAGTTTGAACCATCCGGCATCACGCCGTAGTTCTCTTCAGCGACGATGTG